GGATGAAAGAGGCCAGGTGTGAGAAGTGCGGCAAACTCCTGGGGCTCGTAGAGGGCTCGTGGGAGATCAAATGCCAGCGATGTAAGCATATAACGACCAGCATAAATGGCGCATGCTTTGTGCGTCCATCTTGGACGACTCGTTATATTTTGGGGTAATTGAAAAGAAGCAATAGAACACGCAAGTAACAACTTAATACACAGCAGAGTGCCAACAGAGCGCCGATCCTTTACGGGATTTGGCGCTTTTTTTATTGGAGGCCGCTTGAAGCACGCAACGATCAAGGAATTACGCGAGTACCGCCAGACGCCGGCATATCGGCTACTGGTGGAACTCATAGAAGGAGAGGATAGAGCACTGGTTAACCGCCTGCGCTACGCAGACACGGTTGAGGAGGTGCGCAAGGTACAGGGCGCGTTGGGTGCCCTGGAGTCGATCAAGGACGCAATGCAGATACCCAAGTAAGGGCCTGCAAAGGAGTAACGATGGCAGAGCACAACGAAGAGCAGGAGTTCAACTTCGCATGGGACGAGGAAGAGGCCCCCGAAACCGAAACTCCAGAGGAGCCGGAAGAAGGACAGGCGGAACCCGAACCTGAAGAGCAGCCAAGGGAAGAGCCGGAAGAACCTGAAGAGCCTGAGGAAACGCCGGAGGAAACACAGCGGCGCAAGAGTTGGGAAGGCCGGCTGCGCAAGCGGGAGGAAGAACTACGCGCTAAGGAGCAGGATCTATTAGCCCTTCAGCAGCAGGAACCACCGAAGCAGGAAACGCCGGAGATTGACGAGGATGATTCGGAATGGAGGGAACTTGTTGATGAATTGGGTGAAGATTTAGCTCTAAAGGTGCGGAACCAAAGCAAAAAAGTTACGCAGAGCGCATTACAATCGGAGATCGACAAGGTACGGCAGGAGATGCGCCAAAGCATTGAGCCGTTGACCCAACAGCAGCAGGAAGCACAGGCACGACAGCATACACAGACGGTCCTGCAAGCACACCCGGACGCATTCGACCTGGTGCAGCGCGGGGAAATCCAGGCCTGGGTGGAAGATCAGCCCAGATACCTTCAGCCCGCGTATCAACAGACGGTCGAGCAGGGGAGCGCAGAGGACGTTGTGGACATGCTGAACACATTTAAACAATCGAGGGGCAAGGCCCCACAACGAAAAGCGCCATCCCAGGCGGTGAGAAGTCGCAAGGGCGGTCGCGTGAGAACAGCGGCAGCACCGAAGGACGATTTTGACGCGGCATGGGATGAGGCGCCCTAAAGGAGCTAAACCATGGCAGATACAGTATATGGGGATATTTCACCCCGCACAGCAGCATACGCGCAGAAGGATCTACTGAAGCGCGGCGAGCCTTATCTTGTAATCGAGAAGTTCGGTCAGGGTAAGCCTATCCCGACCCGCTCGGCAAAGGTGACTACGTTCCGGCGCTATGAGGCATTGGACAACACCCCTTCACCCCTCACCGAGAGTGTGACGCCGACCTCTAAAACCCTGACCAAGACAGATATTACCGCCACACTTGAGCAGTACGGCGACCTGGTGACTATCAGTGACGTGGTGCAGGATACCCACGAGGACCCTGTTTTACAGGAAGCAGTAGAAATCCTGAGTGAGCAGGCGTCTATACTGATCGAGAAGATGCGCTTCAACGTCCTCAAGGCTGGTTCCAACGTGTTTTACGCGAACGGGGCAGCGCGTGACGAGGTAAATACCGCACTCACTCGCGGCTTGCAGCGCAAGATTGTGCGTTCCCTGAAGCGCCAGGATGCACGCCACATCACCAAGGTGGTGCGCTCTACCCCGAGTTATGGCACTGAGAACGTGGCCCCAGCATACGTGGCTATCTGCCACCCGGACCTTGAAGGGGATATTCGCAATCTTGAGGGCTTCAAGCCCGCCGAGGACTACGGTTCCCTTTCTCCGTATCCGAGTGAGCTTGGGAGTTGTGAGGGCGTGCGCTATGTAATCTCCAGCATCTTTGATGCGTGGGAAGACGGAGGCGCAACCGCAGATCCCGACACTACCGGCGAAAACACCCTTATCTCTACCACCGGCACCAGTGCTGACGTTTACCCCATTCTGTACATCGGGGCGAACTCCTACGGCATCGTACCGCTGAAGGGTAAGGGCTCAATCACTCCGATGCTGGTTAACCCCAAGCCTAGCGATTCCGACCCTCTGGCCCAGCGTGGTCATGCGTCTTGGAAAGCTATGCAGACCGCAGCCATCCTGAACGATTTGTGGATGGTGCGTGCTGAGGTTTCAGCAACGGTATAACCATGATGTAGCGCGGGGGTTTCGGCCCTCGCGCACTCTATAAGGAGCAAGTAAATGGCGTACACGGAAGAACAATTGAACGAAAAAACTCAACCGGAACTGGTTGATATTGCAAAGAAAGTGGGACTAGCCGTAGATCCGGCAGAAGAAAAAGACCTGCTCGTAAGTGAGGTTATGCGTGTGCAGGCCGACGCTGCCAAGAAGCCCAAAAGGACCCAGCGCAAGGCTCCGGCTGCCAAGAAGGGCGATGACCCGGAAGAGCGCGTAGAGGTCATTTTCCATGAGACTTCAGGCGCAGACGGGAGCCAGGATATTAAACTGGCGCTCAACGGCGAAGCGGTCAAGATCAAGCGCAGCACTCCGGTGAAGGTAAAGCGCAAGTTCCTTAATGGTCCGGTAAAGGACGCAATCATTACCGAAAACTATCGCGACGATAAGGGCAACCATCGCGTGCGTAATATCCCTCGGTTCCCATACTCACTCGCGTAAGGAGTAGCTAAGGAGTAGCTTATGGCGACAATCACGGCGCAGTCGTTAATTGACAAGGCTGCAAAGATATTGCAGGACGCCACCAACACGCGCTGGCCCGCCGAAGAACTTTTAGACTGGCTCAACGACGGGCAAAGAGAGGTTGTGCTGTTCAAGCCGGACGCTAACCCTGTGTCGGCTACCGTGGCACTGGTCGAGGGCACGAAGCAGAGCATCCCTAGCGAGGGATTGCAGCTTCTTGACGTGATCCGAAACATGGCCGGCACATCTCCAGGGTTGGCGGTGCGCCTGATTGGACGCCGGACGCTGGATGAACAGCTCCCGGATTGGCACACTGGTACGCCGGTAGCAGAGGTGAAGCACTATCTGTTCGATGAGCGCGACCCGCGCACCTTTTGGGTGTACCCGGCAAGCGATGGAACCGGAGGGGCGGAGATACTTTATTCGGCTGCACCGTCTGATATTGCGGCGGACGCCACCTTGGGTGTGGACGATGTTTATGCCAATGCCTTGCTCGATTACATCTTGTACCGCGCATATCTCAAAGACGCAGACTATGCGGCCAACGATCAGCGGGCCTCGAATCAGCATCAGCGTTTTATGCAGGCGTTGGGCGTGCTGGACAAAAAAGAGACCCGTGGCAACCCATATGTGCGCAACAAGGCGCCGGTGGTGGAGGGATAACCGATGGTAAACATGGATACACTCTTGCCCCTGATTCGCCCGGATGTGCCGCAGTGCCCGGATTTTACTATTGAAAGCTACATTGTGCGCACGGTGCGGGATTTCTGCGAGCAGACACGGATCTGGCGCGAATGGCTCAACGAACCGGTTGACCCCGGACTTGAGACGTACCCGCTTGAGGCAAGTGCGGAGATCGTAGCGGTTGAACTGGTGCAGACAGGGCAGGGCGTACCCGTCCGTCCCCTGAGCTACACGCTACCGGGGCAGGAAGAGGACAACATGGATGCAATGGCGGGTGTGCAGGGTTTTACCTTCGACCCGCCCAACGTCCTTCACTTGCAGGGCACGCCGACGCAACGCATGGAACTCTTTGCCGATGTGTCGCTCAGGCCCGCACTCACGGACACCCAGGCCCCGCAATGGATATTGGAGAAATACGAGGACGCAATCGTAAACGGCACACTGTATCGCCTGATGACACGGCGCGAAAAGCCCTGGAGCGATCCCAAGTTGGCAGGCTTGCACATGCAGGACTTCCGCCGGGGCGTATCTACGGCGCGCGCGCAGCGGTTCAGGAAGCACACAAACACATCACTTTCGATAAAGCCCAGGGCTTTTTAGGGGGGATAAATGGCGAGTTTTCTATACGACTCATTCCGGGAATATATCGCAGACGGAACCATTGACGTTGACGATGACACGTTCAAGGTTGCGCTTCTGAGCGATACCCACACACCTTCGGCGGCGCACACGACTTTTGCCGATGTGTCGGCGGACGAGATTAGCGGCACCGGCTACACGGCAGGCGGCGCAACCCTGCAAAACGTCACCTGGACACGCTCTGGTAGTGTTGCGACCTTTAGTGCAAGCGACCCCGTTTGGATTGACGCGACCTTTGATGCGGGCTATGCGGTTGTGTATGACGCTACCTCAGCCAACAACGTGCTGGTGTGTATTATTGACTTCGGCGGAAATAAGTATGTCTCTGAAGGCAGGTTTACCGTCAGTTTAAATGCAGACGGTCTGTTCCGGCTGGTGTAATCCATGAACGGCTGGACTGACGTATCCTGGACAACCCGCACGAACGACCAGTGGCTAGGGGATGACTTTGCGTTAGCCCCTGCGCCCTTTGACGCGCAAGCGGTCCTGCTCACAGCGGGCGCGACAGTTGACACGGTTCTGCCTGCAACCCTACTGGAAATCTCCACCGAACTGTTGAGCCACGGCACTATCGTGGATACGTCTGTTTCTGCGGCGGTGCTGGACATAACGGCCATCCTCAATCCTGTACAGGTATTCTACGATTATAAGGTGCAGGCGCCGCAACTCCTGGAGATCAGCGCGTCTTTACTGAGTGCCGGAACCCGTGTGGACGTGGATATTCCGGCAGATAGCTTCGATATTGAGGCGGTGCTTCAGGAAGTCATATACGCCGGATGGTTGACGCGGGAAGAAGTCCATCTGCTTTCCGGGGTGCGCATCCATGTCTTGCTGGACACTCCAGTTGAACATCCCCCGGAACAGGTCATTCTAAAAACCACCGTAAATCGGGAGGTTGTCCTGTATACCCCGATTGATATGTGAGGTGAAATGATAAACACGGAAAACAAGATATACGTAGGCGCTATCGGCCTAGCGGTTATATGCGATATTGGCGTGGGTATGTCCCTGGCAACAGACATATATTTTCAGGTGCGGAAACCAGATGGCACAGAAGTTACCTGGCCCGCCGCCCCGCACGTAATAGACGGTGATCAGTCTTATCTTAAGTACGACACCCGGAAGGGGGACCTGGACCAGCGCGGGCGTTACAAGGTCCAGCCACGCATGACCTTGGGTAACTGGACAGGGCACGGGGAAACGTCCGAGTTCCGCGTTGAAGGGAGATATAGATAATGGCACTGACATACATCAGCAGCACGCAATTCAGCGAAGGAACCGACAAGACCAAGACATACACCTATGGGCGCAGGCTACAGATAGATTGCGGCACGGATGGCATGTTTTACACCCATGTGGTGGATTCGAGCTTCGACGGAACAGACACCAGCGTAACGGTGAACGATCCGGTGATAACCACAAACCTCGCAAGCGTAAAGGTGGGGGTGGTTTCCTCCGGCGCAGAAGGCACAATTCCTCTGCACTCGCACACAGGTGACGAAGAGGGTGGGGATATCATAGAAAATACCCTAACCTCTACCAACACGGATACCGCCCTATCCGCTGCCCAAGGCAAGGTGCTAAATGACAAGCAAAATAACCACGAAGCAGCCACGGGAAGCGGTGTTCACGGCCTCGTTTCAATCCTGCTCCCAACAATCACAAGCCCACTCGATGGAGCGGGTTGGGTTATCACTACACCCACTATTGTAGCGACGCCGTACTACTCACCCTTTGGCACAGCGCAGCAGGCTTTCCGTGTGCAGGTAAGTACTGTTAGTGATTTTAGCACGACCCTTGTTGATCAAACGCTGGGCGCGGTATCGGAATATACCATCACTAGTAATCTCCCCGCTGACACGCTCGTCTATATCCGGTGTGCTTATCAAAACACTGATTCAGTATGGTCGGAATGGTCGCTAACTACGCAAGTAACCACTGTTCCAGCTTTGGATTGGGGGCCGGGTAATGATTTTGATGCAATGGTGGCAGCCGGAAACTATGACAGTGAGACAGACACCGGGTTTATGGGGTATGTTTCATCTCCACTGTTGACTGATGGGGCCACACTCGCAGCTGATATTGGCCTCTCAGCGGGTACGGCGTTCAACACCACTACGGGTTGGCTGAAATTCTACGTGGGCGCCACCGCCGACTGCAACAAAGACGGTGTGTCCAAGGTACTATTTATCGCCAAAGAAACGCTGCGCTACGATTTAAGATGGGATGACATTTATCTGGCGGGCGCGGTCTACGGTACGGGTGGCAATGGTGTTGCGTCCGCGAGTACGGGTACGACAGCAACGCAGGATGCGCAAGTTACGTATAGTGGTTCGACGTTCAAAGTGCGTCTACTGACCGGCTCCGCAACCGATCCAGCGGCTGAAAATCATACCAATCAATCATGCGCAGATGATGCAGGCGGTGGCTCAGAATGGAACGATCTTTTTTATCGCGTCCACACGGCTGTTCCAACCTGCACGGACGCAACTATAGGCATGGAAGGTGGAGGCGAAACCACACGGCACGGTGGC